AAAGATACCACGAGGAGAATTGCGTCCGCCTTCATAATAACTTGTTAGTCCAATATTCTTACGATTATTACGAATTTCAGCCATTGTTGGTTCATAACTGAAAGTTCCAAACAGACCAGGGCATGGTACGTTTGCACGTTCAATACCAATTCCACCTTTTAGCCCAGTTGGATTTACTTCTGAATAGAATACATTTGAATGGACTATATCAGCAGGCGGTGGAACAGTATTTGCCATAGGCAATGAAGCACCTGTCCATTCAACTTGTCTTTTACGAGATTCATTTATAATATCTTCTGCATGATTAATTAACCATAATGTTGTAGTAAATTGCGCTGCCGGACGAATATTTTTTGAACACTGTGGTCTATAATCTGTTACCAGGCGTGCATCCTGTATTGGACCAGCATAGGCTGAATAGCGACTATTTCGAGCTGGATATATTTCATTAACAGGGGATACATATGCTTTTTGAGCATCTTTATATTCTGTACCGAATGGTGGATTATGGAATAAATTGGGGCGAGTATCGCGACTAAATCCAGATTGATCAAGTTGCGCCATCTATCTTTACCAACTGTTTTGCTTATTAAATTAATCAGATTCTCCATTTGAGATAGAACTTTGAAAAGGTGTGCTTGTTTCAAGAAAAGAATTGCTTCCAATACCTATTGAACCGGGTTCAATAGTAGAAGAATGGTCTGATGTTTTAAGAGCCTCAATTATTGAATTTTTTTTCATTGAACCAGCACCAGTAATACCACGTGTTTTAGCAAGAGTTTGTAATTCTTTTAATGTCATTGACTCATAATTAACTGAAATTTTGCTTGTTAAATCTTTTACTTCTATATCATCTTTTACAGCATCTGCTATAATAGACTTGTATTCTCTAACTTCAGATATATCATCTAAATTACTTGATACTGAAGGAGCTGGACTTCCACTTTTTAATAATATTGTACTGTCAACATCTGGATACAGAATATCTTCATCATTCTCATCAGTATATTCTACTTCATTAAATGGTTGATACTTAATACTGGAATGTTCAGTAGAAAATCCTCCAGTTCTCTGAGAAATATTTTCTGCCGGTAGTTCAGAATATGATTTGATTTCGGCACTCATTTTTAGATCAAGTAATATAGACTCTAAAAGACTAATTTTCTGTTCTGCTTGTTGAATACGTGTATATAGATATAATGCAATTGAACCAAATAATAATACAAGTACTAATCCTACTGTAAGAGTATCACTTAGCGATGTCATTCTGCCGTGCTGTAAGGAATTATGAAGAATAATCAGGCGCACATTTTATTAATCAATAATCCATTATTTTTAAGTAATTCATCAACACTACTTACTTTACAAATTCCTTTTTTCAAAGAATATTCAAAATGAATATCTCCTTGCTCATCAATTCTTGCTGGACAGCAAAGTTTTTGAATATTTTTATCTGCTTTTTCCACTAATTCAAATAAATGTGTGCTTATTACACTAACAATGTTACTTTTTTTCCAGAGTTGTTGACAATATATATCACAACTGCGAAGAGCATCTGGAGGATTTGTGGAGTGATATAATTCATCAATAAATACTAATATTGGTTCATTAATTGTTAATGTATTTGCGGTAAATTCTATTTCTCTTTCAAATCTTGATTTTGAACCAGGTAGGTCATCAGGTTTTAAACAAACAAACATTTTTGAAAAAGGTGTAGCAGTTAAATAACCTGGCGTACATCCATACGTATGAGCAAGCAATGCTGAAATTGAAAGCGCTCTTAATACAGTTGATTTACCACCTTTATTAGGCCCTGTTAAAAGTGCATGAATGTTTTTATCAAAATTAGCAGAAATTTCTTTACGATTATCTTCTGCTACTTGGAAGTCAAATGTATTTCTAATTCTAAATATAGGTGCTTCCGATTTTATCCAATTAACTGGATGTATTTCGTTTTTACTTGCTAATGCCATAATTACTTCAAGAGATCCAATATATTTTAGTGCCAATTTAAAATAGGAAGATTCAAGAATAGCGTGAGCTGTTGCATCTCTTGTTCCTTCCATTTCAGGAAGCGGACACTTGAAAAAATTAAATCCATGTTGAGCAAGAAGATTTTTAAGACGTCCATATAAATCTCTAAATCTTAATACTAACTTTCCTTTTTCTGTAATAATATCATCAATTGATTTAAGATGTTTATATGACCAATAGGGCTGAATTATTCCTTGTATGAATGTTACAATAATTACACCAAATTGTTTAATAAAATTTAGAGGTGAAATACTGGTTGTTGTTTGTTCACTAACCGCATTCGGGTCAAGAATCTTTGCGAAATTTCCTGATATCATTGAATGTAAAATATTCATATAATTATTAAATGTCATTGACACATTAAAAATAAATCTTAAAATAATATATGGCGCTATTAATGTTAAAAATGGAATAATAAAAGATAAACCTGGTAAAAGATATACTCGTATAAAAGACCATATAGAAAGAAGAAATGGAATAAAATTTAGAGGTTGAAGAATTGGTCTGAAGAATAATATTTCATTATATGATTCTCTTTCTAGTACTGAATCGCTTGTAATAAGATTATTTAATTCTTTTTCACATTCAGATATTTCTTTAAAAATAGAATTACATTCAGGATAAAAAGAAGAATCTTTATTAAATGACTCCTTAAATCTATTAAAACGATTACTTAATGAAATTAACTTTTTTGGTTCAACATTCCATTCTGATATTTGTTTACTAAAGCATTTTTTACTTGCTTTTGTTTGAAGACCTACCCAATTTGAAAATCGATCGGTATCAACAATTGAATCAACAGAACTCATCTTATCACAACTGAATTATTTTTAATTATATATCAAACACATATTCGTACAAAATTTGAAATATTGGGCTGTATAAAGTAATTCAGCAATTTATTCCAAGACAGCTTAAACATTTATCAATACTTATCAATAATGACGTCAATTATCCAAGATATCAAAAACATTCGTTCCTTACGGAAGAATGACCGGGAAGTAAAACTCCAATCCAATATTCTTATCTCAATTGATTCAATTCATCAATGTATTAAGAGTGGTAGCGACCTCAATGGTTGGAAAAAGGTAGAATGGCGTAATGGAGCAAACAATAGTTCTGGAAGCACAACTCGAGGAAGTTATGACTCTGGATATTCACGTTCTGGGTCCAACTCTGGTCAGGGATTTAATCGTGGGAGTAGTAATGTATTTAATGGTCGTCAATCTAATGATCGAAATGACTATAATGATCGTAATGGACAAGTAATACGTCATGAACCATCTTCCAGAAACTCATCACAATATTCATTAAATAATAAAAATAATAGTGGATTCACAGGACGTCAAATATCAGAACCAGTACATAGCAGCATTCCACTCACTAATAATATTAGTGCTCATATATCAGAACCTACTGTTAGTATTGATGGATTTAGACCTGTAAATCATAAATATGTTAGCAAGTTTAAGAAAAATTCTGAAAAGGTTGAAGATACAATTCTTAATACAATTCTACTTGGAAAACTTAATAAATTTAGTGAACAAAATTATGCTGAAATTAAAGAATTTGTAACACATATTATTGATGGAGGTCAGACAGATATGATTAAGTGTTTTATGAAACTTGTATTTGAAAAAGCAGCAAGTGAAGAAATATTCTGTCCTTTATATGCTAAACTTCTAAGCGAACTAAGTTCTTGTTATCCTATTCTACTTACAGAAATGGCAAATCTATATTCAGTATATATAGCAATCTTTGAAGAAGTACCTGAAAATAAAGCTGAAAATTATAATGAAGTATGTAAGCAGAATATAGAAAAAAAATACCGTCGTGGTTATTCACAATTCCTAGCAGAACTTATTAAATATAATGTTATAGGTAATGATATATTTATGAAAACAATTACAACAATTCTTACACAAATAGAAAATAATAGTAAAATAAAAGAATCAACTAAACTAATTGAAGAATATGCTGACTGTCTAATTAAAGTTATGAAAGCAATTCAACAAGATGTAGATACTGATGACGATGAAAAGAATAATAATATTCAGATTATTCGCCAAACTTTGAAAAAAGATATGATTTGTCGCATTCAGATATTAACAGTACGTAATCCTGAAAATATTGGTTTCAGTAACAAGGCTCGGTTTACTTTCTTAGATATGTACGAAGGTATTCAAAAGTTTTAATCTTAACTATAATAGAATGAAAAGAAAAGTACATAGCCGTAATAAAAGTAATATAAAAAGATATACGGCATTTGTGCCTAAAACATTAAAAGCATCTAAGACTGCAACTAATTCTGTTCTTAAAAAAATAAATTATTTTTTAAACAATACGGCTAAAACAATAAAAAAATCTACTAAAAATATTGATAAAGTTGCGTCTAAATCAATTAATTCTCTTACAAAAAAACATTCTCGCAAATAAATTACTTTTTATAAAAATTGATTTATAAAATTATATTATTTATATTATAGATAAAAAATTAAATAATGGTACAATCTAATATTATTAATACTAAATCCAAGAAAAAAGAATATTCTAATAGAGTTCTTAAACGTAGAGGAAATAATGATAAAGATGATGACGATGATAATAGTGTAGATTCAAAAGGAAATATTTGTGGTCTTATTGATTATACATTAGAAAGTGATTCTACAGAATATTCTCATAAACGTCCTAAACGTAAAGCTGCTATTATAGCACGCGATAGAATTAATAAAATTATGAATATAGATAAATCTTCTAAAGAATCTCCTAAAGAATCTCCTAAAGAATCTCCTAAAGAATCTCCTAAAAAATCATCAAATATAAATAAAATTATATACAAAAAAGACAATACACGTATAACTCCTTGTAAACGTAGTTATCCTTTTGAAAATAAAGAGTCATCTACTGTTTATAAACGTAAAATCCCAAAATTATCTGATTTTGATAGTAGTGTATTCAAAAACACATCTAAGAAAAAGAAAGTTGAAGAGGAAGAAGAAGAGGAGGAAGAAGAGGAGGAAGAAGAGGAGGAAGAAGAGGAGGAAGAAGAAGAGGAAGAGGAGGAGGAAGAGGAGGAAGAGGAGGAAGAGGAGGAAGAGGAGGAAGAGGAAGATGATGATGATTATGATGATGAAGAAAATAATAAAAATAAAGGTTTTGGTGGTATTCTCCTTACATTAGGTGGTATTCCTAGTGAAAATAAAATGAAACCTAAGAGATATAATATGAAAAAAGAATCTGAAATTGTTAAAAAGTTTGTAAAACTTCTCACTAATCCAGTAGAGGACAATACGATTGATGCTCAAATAGACCAATTTAAGGCTCTAAATGATGATAAACAAAAAGAACTTATTACTGCTTTAGAAAATAGACCAATATCAAATGATTCAGGAATTAGTCTAATGCTTAAAATTCTAACACTAAAACTGCTTCCTGATGTACAAGCTATGATTCTTTCTAAATATAATAGTCTTCAAACTCTTGATACTTCAAGTAATGAGTATTTCAAACTACGTAGTTGGCTTGATAAGGTTGTAAGTATTCCATTTGGAATTTATAAAGATATCCCTGTACGAATTGAAGATGGTAATGACAAATGTGGTGATTTTATGAGAAATTCTCAAAAGTGTCTCGATGATGCTATATATGGTCAGGATGAATCTAAATTACAAATTATGCAATTTATTAGCACCAAAATTGTAAATCCTGATCATCGTGGACTTTCACTTTTACTTATTGGACCACCTGGTATTGGTAAAACAAGTTTAATTAAGAATGGAATTGCTAAAGCTTTAGGATGGCCTTTTCAATTTATTTCACTTGGTGGTGATTCAGATGCTTCAACATATACAGGTCATCAACTTGTTTATGAATCGTCACATTGTGGTAAAATTGTAAATTCACTAATTTCTTCAAAGTCAATGAGTACTGTTCTAATGTTTGATGAAGTAGATAAGATTTCACAAACTCCAAAAGGTGAAGAAGTAATGAATCTTCTTATTCATTTAACAGACCCTGTACAAAATGGTGAATTTGAAGATAAATATCTGTCTGGTGTACCAATTGACCTAAGTAAGGTTATGTTTATATTTAGTGCGAATGACATTAATAAGATTGATAAAGTTCTTTTGGATCGTATGATGATTATTGATTTAAAAGGTTATGATCTAAAACAGAAGACATCTATTGCTCAACAATATTTATTACCAGGTGCTCTAAAAGAAGTTAATCTAAATGAAAAAATTTCAATCTCAAAAGATATTTTAACAAATATTATTGAAGAATACGCAAATGAAGAGAAGGGAGTACGTGAATTAAAACGATGTATTGAACAAGTTACACAAAAAATTAATATGCTTAGAATATTTAATTCACCTTCTTTACCATTTCATATTAAAGACTTCTCATTACCATTTATTGTTAAAAAAGATCATATAAAACTCTTCCTAAAAAAGAAAGAAAATAGCAATGCTCCTCCACCAGGAATGTATATGTAAATCATACAATATCAAATAAATTATAAGACTATTATTTATTTTTATTATTTATTATTTATAAATTTGATTTTAAGAGTTAATAATAATTATTATTAAGATGTCAATAATTCTACTACGCGGTTATTCACAATCAGGTAAAGATTTTATTGGAGAAATTCTTTGTAATAATTATGGATATAAGCGTTTTGCTTTTGCCAATTCTCTTAAAAAAATGGTTCAGATAGATTTTAAATGCTCTTGGGATGATCTTAATACACAAGATGGAAAAATAAAGATTTGTAATAATGATTATCTTAAAAGAACTTATCGCCAAATTCTTATTGATGAAGCTATTCGTCTAAGAAATATAGATTCAGATGTGTTTGGTAATCATTGTTGTAGTGAAATTAATGGATTTAAAGAAACTCTTGATAAAATTGTAATTACTGATTGG